GACGGTCTATCTGCCCGAGCCGATGAAGCTGCTGCGCCTGCGCAGCGTCTGTGACTACGACGAAGAGGTCTTGCCCGCCGGACGGCACTATCTGGCCTGCGGGCTGGACGAAGTGCTGCTGTTCCTCCGTCCGGGCCACACGGTGCCGGTGGCGCAGCCTGCCGCCAACACTTCTCTGCTGGACGACACCGCCCTCACCTTCTGGCATTTTTCGCTGGACGGTCTGCCTGTGCCCTACCGGATGTACACCGACGACGGCGTCACCACCGACACTGATAAGCCCGACCACTGGCGCATCGTCGGGTAATAAAAACCCCCGGACGCAGCCAAGCGCTCTCCCTCTTCTGCAACGCGATGCAGCGAAAGTCCTGCGGCACGGCGCGACGAAAAGCTCTTGACAAATGCCTTCGAAAGAGTTACACTATTTGCGTTGTGAAGAACATATGGGCCTATAGCTCAGCTGGGAGTGCAAGCGTATCGCTTTTGTGCCCCACAGAGTTGTGGGCATTCAAATGGGGAGTATGTCGGTTGGTCGCCTAACCGCGTCACGCCCCTAAATATGGGCCTATAGCTCAGCTGGGAGAGCGTTCGGTTCGCATCCGAGAGGTCAAGGGTTCGAATCCCTCTAGGTCCACCAATTTGCCGCATCGTTTTGTACGATGCGGCGTTTTTTATACCTAAAAAACTTTGGCAGACCGTGCCGGATTCCGAACCCTGAAGTCGGATGCGAACCGGGCGGGGTCATCCATGTACTTTTTGAAAATCCATCGGTTTCACGCTTTTTTCTTTGCATTTTGCAGAGTGCTGCGGGCAAGCGCATCGCTTTTATGCCCCCTTCTCGGAAATTTCTTCAAAAATTTCCGCACCATCGTAGGTTGACACAGCCTTGAGCTGTTCCACTTGGTTGAAGCTGGCGTTCAGGGTGATCGAGATTTCGTAGTCTTTTCGGACGCGAATCTCCTTAATGAACTGCTGCAAGATGGCGCGCCGTTCATCGTGGTTGGCAGTGTCATACACATCCGCCCATGTAAGAAGTTCATTGCAGATGTAGTTACTGCGCTTTGCCGTTTTGGTGGCTTCTTCGTATTCTTCCTGCGCCTGAACAAGCTGCTTTTCCAGAGTTTCCAAAGCCTCTCTTGCCTCGGCCACCAGTGTGCCCAGCAGTCTTCGCTGCGGGTCACAGCAGCCTTTGCCCACGCATACGTTGTGTCCTTTTCCTGAAACTTGCTGGAAAAAGGAATCATTTCAGAAAAGACGGGGCATCCATATGCTACATTGCCCAGCATTTCCCGTGCCTGGTCTGAAATACCGGTTCTGTCTGCATACGGAACGCTCATGACTTTTCCAGCAATGCCCCATGTGTCATAATACTGAAGGATGCTGTCTTCAACCGGACTGCTGCTGATCAGAGACAGAACTTTCTGCAATTCATCATCGCTCTGCCCGGTCACATCCAACAGAACGCATACCAAACCATCCTGTCTTAAAAGTTCCAGCCGCTTCCTGTGCCTGAATCACATCCAGAATTTCCTGCGTGAAAGCAAACTTCCAGACATACATCCTGCGGTTTCCGTAAATGGTACGCTTCAATACGGGTGCGACATTGATTGGATTGGTAAACTTGCCGTCCAGATAATAGGCGATCAGCAAACGATTCTCATACGTACCACCCTGAACACCTTCCGGATGGTTCTCACATTCCTCAATTTCACACAGATAGCAGTATTGGTATCCCTCCCTGAACTTCCGAAGCATATCATCAAACGAAATCATACCGGAAATTTCTTTTTTATATGATGATTATTGTCATTGGAGTCCGTGCTGATGAAGAAGTGTACGAACTTGCCCAGAAGAGAGTTCTCAAGCACGAAAAGTCCGATTGACTTTCTCTGCCTAAACGACTATGCTTTGATAATGATCAGGTTTCGGTAACCTTGCGAGGTCCGAGGCCGGGAAGATGACCTTTAGGCCACCTTCTTTCTCCCCCAGTTGTGCACGGCTGGGGGATTTTTTATACCTTGCTGCCAGACGACCGTGCTTATTTCGTTCACAATATAAGCACGGTCGTCTGTTTTTTGCTTTAGAACCGGTCGAAATCCGACTGACTTGCCAGCTCTTTGTACGGATAATCGTCGTTCTGCCGCTCCGTGAACATATCATTGACCAACCCGATGGTCAGCAGGTCGAGATCGGCGATGCTGATACCGAGCTGTACACAGCGCAGCAGAAAGAGCGGAGTGGTCATTTCCCGCTCACTTTTGCGAGGTTTTTTCTGGATTCCACCTCCGTCTGCACATTCAGACCCCACAGTTCGATCAGCTGAGGCAGGATCTGGTAGATGGAGAAGGTGTTGAACTGGTCCAGGAACTCCTCCGGGCTGTCCGGCACATTCGCGGGGTCAGCATGACGGGCCATCAGCCATGCCAGATCCTCGAACATCTCCAGACTGAACAGGTCGAGGTTGGAATTATCCTCATCATTCTCTCCCACGCTCTTTTCCAGCTGGCGCAGGTCCTCGTAGATGTCACGGCCGAACTTGATGCGGTACAGGCGAGGCACAGCGGCACTTGCCTTAAAGGTGACTTCCTTGCCATCGATCTCGATTTTCTTTGTAACTGCCATAATCGTAATCCTCCAAAATTTCATGTAAAATTGGCAGAGCCGAAGCCCTGCCGTATATCGTGTTTCTTACTCTGCCGGGTCAATGCTGACCAGTGCATTACTGCCGCTCACAGTCGGCAGCTTTCCATCCCACTTCTGGATCTTCTGGTACTCGATCAGCGTATCGGACAGGCTTTCTGCCAGTTTGCGGTTTGCCTCTGCCTGTGCGTCTGCGGCAATGGAAGTCTTCTGGGCTTCTGCTTCCGCATTGGTGATCGCCACCTGCTTATCCGCTTCTGCCTTGGCAATGGCGGCTTCGTTCTCGATCTTCTGCTTATCTGCGTTCTGCTGTGCAATGGACTTCTGCTGGATGGCTTCGTTATAGGCATCCTCGAAATTCATGTCGTTGATGACGACCTTGTTTACGAACACAACGTCCTCACCATATTTCTGCACAAGGGACTCTGCCAGCTTCTGCTGTGCCAGAGGTTCGATCTTAGTACGGTTGGTTACCTCATTGGGGTCAAGTTCAGCCATCGCAGATTTGATTGCTGATGCCACCAACTCATCACCGACCAGATTCTTGATGTCAGACACATTCGCATACAGCCATGCACTCTTCTCAGGAAGCACCTGATAGGTCACAATCACATCAGCGGCATACACAGGAGTCTTGTCAGAGGCTTCGCCCCAGACCTGCGCCTCGATATGCTTATCCTGCTGCTTGTTGTTGACTTTGTGGATGCTCTGCACAAAAGGAATGCAGAAGTTGAGCTTACCGCTCTGGATGGTGGTCTCCTGGATCTGACCGAAGCTGGTCTTAACGCCCGTGTAGCCTGTGGGGATGATGTGGAACGAGCAGACAGCCAGCACCAGAACGATAATCACTGCGAACAAAGGAAAAATCTTTTTCATAATCGTATACCTCTTTATAGTAATGTAAGCAGAGCCGAAGCCCTGCAGTGTGTGTCGGTCACTTAACCCTGCGGCTCCTCGGTGTGGCTGGTGTCTTCGGTGTCCACAGCTTCCGCCTGCGGCTCATAGACCGCATCGTACCACTTGTTATAGACATCATCGGTGGTGTTGGTACCGGTCTTGGCCTTGACATAACCGTTTGCCAGAGGGGTTGCCTGCAGGTTCAGGGTGTCCGTCTTGACTTCCTTGCTGTCCTCATTGGTCTCACCCTCAATGGACGGACGGCTTGCCACACAGTTATACAGCACATGACGGATGTGACGCTGGTCGCCATCGAACTCGAACAGGAAGGCGAAATGCTCCAGTTCCACGTTGGCGTTCTCTGCAAGCACGCCGTTGCCATCCAGTTCCTCGTGCATGATGTCCGTGAGGAAGCTCTCCGGGATCAGCGCGATCTCCAGATCACCCTCATAGCCGGAGTTGTTATTCACGACATAGTAGGCAATATTGTCCGCATAGAACGGCTCAATCTCGCCATTGGCATCCATAGAAAGACTGACTGCACCGGGGATGAGGACCGGCTTTGCATAGGTGACACTGCCATCTTCGTCAAAGGTTGCCTTGGCATAATGGCAGTTTTTCAGGCCAAATTTGACCTTATTGCTTTTCTTCGACATAGTGTTCCTCCCATAAAAATATCCTGCATGAGCATCACACGGTCAGCTCATACAGGACTTCATACATCTTTTCGGTTTCGATCCAGACCTCACTTTTTTCATAGTAGAGTTCGTGTGCGGTCAGGACTTCTTCAATATTTGCTTCCATATCCGGGTCTTTGTAATCGGTGTAGACCTCGATGTCCAGCCGATTAAAGTGGTGGTACACAAGGTTATCCGCACCAAAGTTCTCAGCCCTGGGATACAGGAAGCAGATAAACGGTGGATCAGGGCTCTCCCCTTCTGCGAAATGGTCATACGCATAAGGAAGTCCCATCTCTTCCACCAGAGCTTTTACTTCTTCGTGGGTCATTGGTTTCTCCTTACTTTAGTGCCTTTTCGATGAGAGACTGGAGCTGCTCGATGCCGGCCTGTTCAGCCGGAGCAATATGGGGTCTTCCTGCCACACGACCGCCGCCGCGTTTGGCATGACCTTTTTCCAGCAGATGTGCCAGCTGGTAGCGGTTCTTGGAATGCACCACCATCTGAAGGCTCTGACTGGATTCGGACTGCTTGGTCGCCACCCAGCTTCCCTTGTACGCGCCCGTCCGGGACGGTGCATTGGCCGAGATCTGGTCTTTGACCGTTTTGGCAGACTTACGGACTGCCTTCTTGACTTCGGTGGAGGCAAGGGTCGCATATTCTTTTAATCCCTCGTTGATGGCATCTGCCATCTCATCGATGCTGACGGTTCTGCTCATCCGGCTGCCTCCTCTCCAGTCTGCAATGAATTTTCAGGATCTTCTTCTGGTAGTTCATCGGGTCAACGGATTCAATATTGTAGAGTTGCTCCCGGAAGCGGATGCGGTAACCTGTTGACGTGAGATTTCTGGTCTCACTGCACCAGCGTACCGAGAACACAACGCTTTTCTGTTCGGCTGTGACCTCACCTTCTTCTTCCTGCGCCTGATAGGTCGAAGCGTAGGCAAAGCAGGTGAAATAATCCTCCCATGTGTTCCGATGGTTACCGACCTTATCGGTCACGACCGTGCTTTTCTCGATCGTGATCCGCTCATTCAATTTCTCAATCATCAGAACACCCCCTCCCTCACCGCAAACAGAATGGAACGAAGCGTCAGCATCAGCTGGTGATGGTCAGCTTCGTCCCGGTGCTCATAGAGATACCCCAGTGCATAGACTTCGGCAGACGGCTCATTATCGGCAAACAGCAGATACAGAGCCACCGCAGCGGCAAGCTCGGATTTGCCGTTCTTCTTACCGATTTCGACATAAGCCGTGCGGAACTGACGGTTCCCTCTCTCGTCCACGATACCAAACACATCCCGGATGATCTGCTCCTGCCAAGGAAGCAGCCAGAACCGCTTGCCCGCCCACTTGCCTTTGGTATGGCGCAGGTTTTCGATAAAAGTCACTGCCCGGTCTGCTTTTGCGGCATCGTAGTGGCAGGTCGGAAGCATGAACCGGCTGGGCTTATAGTTCTTCAGTTTCGGATAGTTTTTTGGTCGGCACTCTGCCATCAGCTTCCACCTCCTCCCAGCAGATTTTCCATCTCATCAGCTGCATCCGCAGAACCACCGTCCGAAGCAATGATCCGGCTTCGGGAGGACGGGGTCAGACCGAACTGCTCTGCAAACTTGTTCATGATCTTCAGATAAGTCTGGGCAATGGACACCTGCGGCACCTGCTGCCAGTACCCGGACGGGGTCTTGACAATGGTGCCGTGCTGGGTGATGAACTCCTCTGCCTCTTTCCATCGGGCATAGGCCTGACAATAACCGGCAAAGGCCG